CCACGTTTTCATTTGAAGAGACACAGAACTTTATACAAGTGCCAGATGCTGTGATAGGTATTGAGAAGGTATGGAAAGTAGATAGTCGTGCGATAGCATCTAACATGTTCAACATAACATATCAGTTATTTTTGAACGAGATATACTACTTTAGTTCTATGGAGTTGTTGAGTTACACTCAGACAAAGAGATACCTTGAAGATATAGATTTTATATTACACCCAGATAAACAGATAAGATTCAACAGAAGACAAAATAGATTATACATTGATAGTGATTATAGTAGTATGAAGGAGGATGATTATCTTATCATAGAGTGCTATAGAGTATTAGATCCTAATGATTACCCAAAGGTTTACAACGACAGGTGGATTAAAAATTACTTTACTGCAAAACTCAAAAAACAGTGGGGTCAAAATCTTATAAAATTCCAAGGAGTCAAATTGCCAGGTGGTGTAGAACTAAATGGTAGACAGATATACGAAGACGGTGTTGCTGAAATACAAGCACTTGAAGATAAGATGAAAAACGAGTACGAATTACCACCACTTGACTTTATAGGATAATGGCACTGAATCCTTATTTTTTACAAGGTAGTCAAGGAGAGCAAAGACTTTTACAAGATCTTGCAAACGAGACTATACAAATACATGGCATAGAGTTTGTCTATATGCCACGTATCTTTGTCAATACAAAAACTATTTTGAGAGAGGTCACAACATCAAAATTTGATAAAGCATTTCCAATAGAAGGTTATATAAAGTCATACGAAGGATTTGATTCTGGATATAATTTACTAACAAAATTTGGTGTTAGATCAACAGCCAACATGGAAGTGTTGATATCACAAGAGAGATATAAAGAATATATTTTACCATTACTACGGGGTGTTACAGGACTCACAGATGATCCTGAGAGACCCCTAGAAGGTGATCTATTATATTTTCCACTAAGAGATATATTATTTGAAATCAAGTATGTAGATGATGTTGTTGATTTCTATCAACTTAGAAAAAATTACACATACCAATTAACACTTGAGCCATTCGAGTATGGAGAAGAAGAAATCAATACTGGATTAGATGTTGTTGATGATGATTTCAAAACTGCTGGATATAATGTAACTATGACATTAGTTGCTGCAGGTTCAACTGCTACAGCGACTGCTGCATTAGCGTCTGGAGGTATTCATAAGATTGATGTTGTATCTGGTGGTTCAGGATATTCAAATGCACCTACGATACAAGTATCAGCACCTATAGGAGTTGGTAGAACAGCAACTGCTGTTGCATTGACAACTTCATTTGGAACATCTAATTTCAAAACATTATCAGTATCATCTATCAAAATTACCGATCCTGGTTTTGGATATACAAGCATACCTACGGTTGAATTTATTACTGATGACAATAAAGGATCGGGAGCAGTAGGGTCTGCAGGTATTGCTACAACAGGTAGTGTAGGACCTATTACATTACAAAGTGCTGGATCACAATACTCTCAGAATCCTCCACTTACATTCTCTGCTGCACCTGCAGGTGGTACAACTGCAATTGGTACAGCGTTTATCAATACAACAACAAAACAAGTATCAAGAATTGAAATATCAAATGCTGGATTTGGATATACAGTAGCACCTACAATCACAATCGGTGCTGCATCTACAATCGGATTTGGTACATATCATTATGGAGATACGATCATCGGTCAATCATCACTCACAAGTGCATTTGTTACTAATTGGGATAATCCTACAGGTAAGTTACTTGCACGTAATCTCACTGGTCAATTCTCAGTTGGAGAAACTATTACCAATAATAAGGGTGCTGCATACGTTCTAAATAATATCAACTATGATGATGACGACGTTGTAAACTCTGGTGATGAGATACAAACTTACTCTGATAGTTCAATCTTAGATTTCACAGAGATCAACCCATTTGGTGAGGTATAATGTTAGGTAATTTTTTCTACAACGAGACGATAAGAAAGTCTGTAATAGCATTTGGTACGCTATTCAATAATATCAATATCAAAAAATTTGCTGCAGATGGTAAGACATTGAGCACGGTAAAGGTTCCGATAGCATACGGACCTATGCAAAGATTCTTGGCACGTATTGAGCAACAAGGAAATTTTGATGATAACGTTGCTATCTCTTTACCTAGATTGTCATTTGAGTTACAATCATATACTTACGACCCTACAAGAAAAGCATCACCTATTCAAAAGTTTTTCTTTCAGACACCTACTGATAAAAAGAAAGTCAAGAAGATGTTTCTTCCTGTGCCATATGACATAGGATTCAGACTGAGTTTTGCCTGTAAATTACAAGACGATGCACTTCAAATTATAGAACAGATATTACCATTCTTCCAACCATCATTTCAAGTCACAGTTAACATGCTTGAAGGTGCAGATGAGAAAAGAGATATACCATTTACTCTCAGAAATGTATCATTTACAGATGAATATGAGGGAGATTTTTCTACTCGTAGATTTATACAATATGATTTAGATTTTGTGTGTAAAACATATTTCTATCAAGAAGTCCCAACTGATGCACAGGGTGTTATCAAGAAAGTACAAATTGATTACTCAACAAATATTAGAGCACCTAGATCACAAAGATATACTGTTGTACCTGCAGCAACGAAAGATTATAACGATGATATTGCGACAACCATCACAGCAAGTGTAGATAAAATAAAGACACTTGTCAGAGTAAATTCTGCTGCATCTCTCTCCACTAAAACTTATGTTGAGATAGATAAGGAAGTAATGTATATCAATGAGATTGATGGCAACAATCTTGTTGTCAAGAGAGGACAGTATGGATCTATAATTAC